TATAAATTATATTGGTAATGCTTTAGGAGCAAATCCAGTAGCTAATACTTCTGGCGTTCCTGTAAATCTTATAGGTACTCAAGTTGGAACAACAACTACCCCAGTTGCCTTTTATGGTTCAAATGCAGTGGCATCTACTACATATCCATTTAGAATTGGTCAAGATACAGATAAAGTCGCTATTACTTTATTATTTCCAGAAGCTTCAAGTACAGGATCAACTGTTAATTTAAGTATTCTATCTTCTAATGACCCTTATTGTGATACAGCTACTACTTCAACAATATATAATGTCACTACCGTTAATCAAATTAAATGGTATGATGCTTCAAGGAATATTTTAAACCTTGCAGGTGCAACTACTGGATTTAGTGGGGCAACGACTACATTAATATTAAATCCGATAGCAGGTTCTGGAAAACAAATAGTTTTAACAGATCTAAATACACAATGCCTTGCCTTAGAAGTAAGTGCATCATCTACTAAATTGATGTCGCAATTCGTAACAAAATAATTAATTAGAAAATATGAGTTTACCAAAAAGTTTAAGAGAGGAATTTAAAGAAATACGAAATAGAAAAGAATTGAGTAATGAAGAATTAAAAGAAGAAATCAAGAAAATAAACAAGGTCGAGATAAAAACTAAAAAATTAAAATAATGAATAAAATTAAAATAGGTTTAGTAGTAGTGGTATTAGTTATAATTTCCGCATTAATTACATTAGCATCTGGTTTGACTATCTCGTCTAAAACTGATCTAAGTGCTATTGCAGGTCCGGATGTCTTTCAAAAAATGTTCTTTCATAACGGTATTCAAGTAGGTGGAACTGTTGTAGCTACAACTACAACTGCTGCTGCTTATACATTAACAGTTAAAGATGTTGCCGATGAATTATCATATTTTTCAGTAACTCCAAATATTGATACCACATTTACTTTAATGGCTTCATCTTCTATCGCTATGGATAAATTAAATATTCCTAGAGCTGGAGATACTAGGGTTATTTTATTAGCTAACGCTTCAACAACTGCCGCTGCTTCTATTACTTTAGCCGCAGGAACAGGTGTTGACCTACAAAAGAACGAAGATACTGCTGATTTAGCTGTTCTCGGTCTTGATGTTGCTAGATTAACTTTCATTAGGAAGCCAAATACAGATGTTATGGTTCTTATGGAGGAATTAATTGAAGCTGACTAAAAAACTGGTTATACCACCATTCAAAAGGTAATTACGAGTTATGCCACTCGAAAAGGCATTAACAAGTTCTCAATTATTAAATTGAATTATTCTTCTCAATTATGACTAAAATTGAAAAAGTTGATGGCGTAGAAACTGAAAACAACGCTAATGATATTGATGTAGATACTACGGTTGAAACTGATAATATCGAATCGGAGGAAAAGGTGGAAACGAAAACCAAATTATCCCCCGAAGATGAAGAAGCTATGCTTGAGGGTCGTCTTAAAAGATTAAGAAAGAAAATGGGAAAAGAAGAACCTAAAGAAAAAGCTTCTAAATCAAAAAAATCTGACGATATAGATTTTGCTCGTGAAGCCTATTTATCCGCTAATGGAATTAAAGAAGCTGATGAAATTGATTTATTGAATGACTTTGTAAGTAATACAGGTAAAAATGTTAAAGAGGTATTAGGAAGTAAGTTCTTTCAATCTGAATTAAAAGAATTAAGAGAAGCTAAGGCTGTTAAAGAAGCCCTACCATCTAGTTCTAGCAGATCAAATACTTCTGCTAAAGATACCGTTGATTATTGGCTCAAGAAAATTGATTCCGATAAGAATGTATCTTTACTAGATATACCAGATATTCAATTACGAAGGAAAGTTCAAAATGCTAGATATAATTCAGAAAAAGGTGTTAATAGTGGAAGTCATTTCACTAATAATCCATTTGGAGAATTAGCCGGTAGATAAATCATTAAAATCTGTATTTGATGATATAAAAATAATTACAAAAATATGACTGTCGCAAATACAAATTTATATCCAATAGATTTCGTAACAAAGTTTCAAGAAAGACTTGATTATGATACTAACTGGAAACAGGTTTGTAAGGTAGATATTTCAAATAAATATACTCTTACAAATCCGTATATGAGTACCGTTCCTTCTTTGCAATCGCATACTAGGGGTACTGCCTATACACATCAAACATACGCTTTGACAACTGACGCTGTAACTATCAATCAATCCAAGAATTTGGCATTGTTTATTGATAGAGCCGATCTTGCTCAACAGACCTATGTTGATATGATGGATTTAGCTGACCTTCAGGGTCAATTAGTTAATGAATATTTGGAAACAGATATGTTAGCTAATCACGCTATGTGGACTGATTTTGATAATGCCTCTATTGGTGGTTCTGCCGGAAATATCACTGTTTCTGCCTCTACCATTGATGACATTATTCGTGGAATTAAAAGAGAAATTAGAGAAGCTAACGGTACTTCATTAATGAATCGCAACGGTGCTTTCATTATTTGGAGAGCTGCTGACTTTGAAATTCTTGAAGCTTATGTTCAAGCTAACGGTTTCTCTACCGCAGACGAGGCTTTGAAGAATGGTACAGTTGAAGGATTTAAATATTTGGGAGTCTCTCATTATGTTTCTAATCTTCACGCTGTTGCCGCCGCTTCAACACAGCATTTGTTTGGTGGGGTTAAGGGCTTGTTCCATCTCGGTATCCTTCAGGCTACCTATGGACAGGTTATTACCTCTCAAGACCCAGCTACTGCCGACGGTCCTTTGTCTGGCGTAGGTATTAATGCTCGTATCGATTGGGAATTTGTTGCTTGGAATAATCATAAAGCAGTTTTATTTGATATTCTCGTAACTGCCTAGTTGTTAGTTTTCTCTATCCCTGCTTGAGACGGGGATAGAATTAAACCAATAATTATATGCCAAAAGGAATATACATACATAAATTAAATCAAGGTTTTCAAAAAGGACATAAAGATTTTGTTCCTAAAGAATTTCGTGAAAAAATGAAGGAAAGATTTAAAGGAAATGGCAATCCTTTTTATGGTAAAAAACATAGTAAAATGACTATTTTACAGCAGAGTAAAATAAAAAAAGGAAAACATTTTAGTCCTAAAACAGAATTCAAAAAAGGGAAAATAAACGAAAGAAGGGGAAAGGAGTTTTTACAAATTAAAGGAGAAAAACATTGGAATTGGAAAGGTGGTATATCTGAAAATCCATATCCAAAAGAATTTAATTTAATACTAAAATTAAAAATAAGAACACGAGATAATTTTACTTGTTGTTTATGTGGCAAAACAGAAGCAGAGGAATTAAAAGAATTAAATAGAGTATTATGTGTAAACCATATAAATTACGATAAAAATAATTGTGAAGAAGAAAATCTTAATACTTTATGTCTAAGATGTAATATAAAGGTCAACAAAGAAAGAGAATTTTGGATTAATTATTTCAAACAATGCGTATCTGCTTAGGGATTCCGTGCTACAAAACAATATCAGTAAGAACAGCATCATCTTTGATAGAGCTTATTAAAGCTACTAATCACGAAATACAAACTTTATTTTTAGAGGGCGTATTTGTTCATCAAAATCAAAATAATATAGCGGAATTTGCTATAGAAAATAAATTTGATTATGTTTTCTTAGTTGAACACGATATGATTTTTGAACCAGAAACTCTTAATAAATTACTTGCCGATAATAAAGATATAATTTGCGCTAATTATAATTATCGTTCAGAACCAAGATGTTCTATGGTATTTGGACTTAATGAAAAAGGAGAATTAGAAAGATTGTCTAAATTACCTAAGGAAACTTTTAAATGTGGTGCTATTCCAACTGGTTTAACACTTATTAAAACTTCTGTATTTGAAAAACTTAAACAGCCATATTTCTTTTATGAATATAACGAACAAGGACAAATGAAAACTTCACAAGATGTTTATTTCTGTGAAAAAGCTAGGGAAAATGGTTTTGATATATTTTGTAACCCAACTATCGAAGTTGGACATTTAGGAGAACAAATTTACTAATGAATATTACAGAATTAAATGCAGAAATAAGAAGTTTATGTGATGCTACAACTGCAAGCTATAACGCCGCTGATTTACTTCGTAGGGTTAATAATGCACTAGAAGAATTGATCGCTTTGATAATAAACGCC